CGTGAAGCAATTCATGAACTATTACATCACCAATGTGATGGAAGAATACACACCTGACATGGATCAGATGTTGTTTTTCTTGCCGTTGGCGGGATCGACCTTTAAAAAGACCTACTACGACGAGACACTCGACCGCGCCGTGTCTAAGTTTGTGCCTGCTGAGAACCTAGTGGTTCCTTATGAGACCGCTGATCTTGCCACCTGCCCTAACATCACCCAAATCGTGCGGATGTCGTTGAACGATTTACGCAAGCGCCAAGTGGCGGGAGCTTACCTCGACGTTGAGGTGATCCCTTCGCAGAAGGAGCTGACGTCGCTCACGGGTGAGATGGACCGTCTAGGCGGGGTGGATGCTAACCAGATTGATTACGACTGCACGATTCTTGAGTGCCATGTCGATCTTGACTTAGAAGGCTACGAGGACGAAGACGAAGAGGGCGAGTTCACCGGAATCAAGATTCCGTACATTGTGACCATCTCCGAGGACAACGGACAGATATTGTCTATCCGTCGTAACTACCGCGAAGACGACGAGCTTCGCAAAAAGATCAGTTACTTCACACACTACAAGTTTTTACCGGGATTCGGTTTCTATGGTCTGGGCTTGATCCACACCATCGGCGGCTTATCTCGCACAGCCACTTCGGCCCTTCGACAGTTGATCGATGCCGGTACGTTATCCAACCTTCCTGCTGGCTTCAAGGCCCGCGGACTGCGGATCAGGGATGACGACGAGCCACTACAGCCCGGTGAATTCCGAGACGTGGATGCGCCCGGTGGTGCAATACGCGACAGCTTAATGCCGTTACCGTTTAAAGGCCCTGACCAAACATTGTTCCAGTTACTGGGCTTTGTGGTGGATGCCGCGCAACGTTTCGCGACGATCACGGACCTTAAAGTCGGTGCGGGTAACGAAGGCGCTGCGGTGGGAACCACCATGGCGATGATGGAGCAGGGTGCTCGCGTGATGAGCGCGGTGCATAAGCGTTTGCATTATGCGATGCGTCAAGAGTTTAAGATTCTTGCACGGGTGATGTCGGAGAGTTTGCCGCAGGAGTATCCTTATACTGTTCCCGGTGGTGATGAAACCATCATGCGTGAAGACTTCGATGACCGTGTTGATATCATTCCGGTGAGTAATCCTAATGTCTTTAGTCAGGCGCAGCGGATTGTGTTGGCGCAGACTAAGATGCAGCTCGCGGCCCAAGCCCCTGAGATGCACAACCTCCACGAAGTTTATCGTGATATGTACGAAGCGTTAGGCGTGACGGACGTTGATCGGATTATGAAGTCGGTGCCTGCAGAAGATCCGGGCCCGATTGATCCCGCACAAGAGAACATCAATGCACTGGACATGCTGCCGTTAAAGGCGTTTGAAGGACAGAACCATCAGGCGCATATTCAGGCGCACTTAATCTTTGGCGTAAGCCCTATTGTTGGAAACATTCCGCCTGTCGGAATGGTGGTTCAAAAGCACGTCATGGAGCACGTTCAAATTGCAGCGAGGGAGCAAGCCGCGGTGGCGTATCTCCAGCAGGTTAATCAAGCGGGCGGTAAGCCGGCGGACGAACAGCAGATGCTTGAGGTAGAGCGTTTGACCGCTCAGTATATTGCAGAAGGCTTGCAGCAAGTGAAAGAATTATCTGGCCAACTAACGGGTGCCGGTGCCCCTGATCCTTTAATCCAGTTGAAGGAACAAGAGATTCAGGCTAAAGTACAGAATAACGAAGCTGATAATCAGATCGACCAAGCTAAATTACAGTTGGATCAACAGAACCAGCAGATGCGCTCGGAGCAGTTTGGTGAGCGGATTCAAGCACAAGACCGACAAACTCAAGCTCGTATCGATGCCGCGATGGCACGAGAGATGCTTAAACAAGACCGATAAGGGACCGTATAATGAAAATGAAAAATCGTACTGTAAAAGTAAATGGATCAGCGCCGGGCAAAACGCCAAAGGCCGTCACCTATGCGGACATTAAAGGCCAAGGTCGCATTCCTTACGGCAAGACTGCTCCCGCACCCTGCGCGGGTGGTTTGACTGACTTCGCTAATACCTCGCGTAAGATGAAGACCCGTGGCACGGGTTGCGCGACCCAAGGCACCACCCATATGGGGTACTAACATGACCCCGCGTAAGGTGAAGCCTAAACGCACGGTGGTTAAAAAGCCGAAGGCTGGAGCGCTTAAACGCTTTAGCCCAATATCACGACCGCAGCGGTTTGAGGGTGTATTCTAATGCCCGCAACGAAAATACCCCGAGGAATGCACATGGACGTTGACGCTAGGTTTGATAGGCTAGAGGCCAAGATCGATAAGTTATCGGACGCTATGATAAAGGTCGTGGAGCATGGAACAAAGATTGATGGGCTTGTGGGGCATAATGTAACGCAGGATACCCGCCTTAATAGGCAAAGCAGTACCATTGATGAGCATGCCATCAAACTGGCAATGAATACCAAGACCAGTAGCGCTAACGAATGGTTTGTTCGTATCCTTATCGCGGCCCTCGTGTCTGCGGCGGCGTTTATGTTAAGGAGCTAGTATTAACCGGGTCAGCAGTTGAATTGGGGAAAAAGAAATGATTAATAAAAAACAATTAAAGACAATAATTTCTACTAAATCGAGATTGTTCGGACAGGCCCTAGCAAAGGTCACGCCCGCGTGCCTGATGCTAATGGTTCAAGGCAATGTTTTAGCGCTAGGGTTAGTACACTGGACAACCGCTTTAAAGACCTCCGGTATCGTAGGCGTTCTTTTAGTGGCCTTATCCTTTAGTGCTAGGACCAAGGCTATTAGCGATAATAAATATTCAATGTCGGGTATGGTCGCCTTAGTAACCACACTGGTTGACTTTAACGTACATCCTTCTAACTACTCCGGTGAGGCTACCGAAGCACTTATGACAGGTGTGGCGGCTGGACTTCTATGGTTATTGGTTTCATTCACACCATTAGGTTCATCTAATAAAGCGGGTTGAGGTACTTGTGGATAACGCGCTTTTTCTGCAACTACTATTGCGTACTTGCGGGTACCGCGCTTTTTCTGCAACTACGCTAGCAAACTAGGGGAACGGTCATGAGTTTTAAATTAGGCAAGAACAGCATTATTAACTTAACAGGCGTAGATGGTAGACTCGTTGAAATTGCAGACCTTGCTATTAAAATATCCAATATTGATTTTGGTATCCCTTCTTCTGGTGGCTTGCGGACAACCGCAGATCAAGCCAAGTTGTATAAAGATGGCGTATCAAAAGCAGATGGGGTCAACAATAAATCCTATCATCAAACCGGAAAAGCACTTGATGTGTACGCTTACATTGACGGGAAAGCTTCGTGGGACACGGGCCACCTCGCCTTGGTGGCAGTAGCGATGCTTCAGTCGGCGTCTATCTTAAAGTACCCACTTAAATCGGGGGTACTGTGGACTAATAACGATGAATTGTACGGGTGGGATTGTCCGCACTTTCAATTAGGAGAATAGCATGGGATGGTTATCGGGTTTATTAGGCGGCGGTGGCAATATGGTAGAGCCCATTGTTGCCGTAGGAAACATTATTGATCAGATATTCACCAGCGATGATGAGCGAGCGCAAGCGGATCTGATTAAGCAGAAGATGGCCATGCAGCCGGCCTTATTGCAGGCTGAGATTAGCAAGGTCCAAGCGGGCCACCGATCAACCTTTGTGGCCGGAGCTCGGCCGTTTTTGATGTGGGTTTGCGGGCTGGGTTTTCTGTTCGCATTCTTTATAAACCCTATGCTACAGTGGCTTGCCCCTGATTTAGGCTCTCCCGAATTACCTTTAGAGGCTATGATGGAACTCACGCTAGCCATGTTAGGTTTAGCGACGCTACGAACGGTAGAGAAGGTTCGAGGAATCTCTAAATAGTAACCACCCTTAATTCTTACTTATAGTCTATCCCCTGCGTATAAGTTATGATAGGATCATATCTAACATTGTTTGATTATATGCGAGGTATTGATGGACGAAATTCGTACAGCGGAAGCCGTTTTTAAGATCATACGAGATAGACGGCAAGGTGTGACTGATTTGATGATTTATGGAAATGTCAAATCAATGGAACAATATCGTGAACTGATGGGGAACTTAGAATCCCTTAATCACGTGGAACAGGAACTCAAGAGCCTGCTAGATAAACAGGAGCACTCAATATGAGCGCAGCAGCTAAAAAAGATGAACCGGTGGTTTACGACAAAACCGCCAAAGAACTTGCTAACGAAGCAAGAGCAGTAGCTAAAGCAAAAGTTGAAACCGCGAAAGCGACTAAACTTGCGGACGCCTACGCGGAAAAACCGCGCCTTAACCCTGACGCTATCGGGAAAACTCTCTTAGACAGGATGCCCAACCCTACGGGCTGGCGGATATTGATTCTACCCTATCAAGGTAAAGGTAAATCCGCAGGCGGCATTTTTCTCCCGTCAGAAACACAGGAGAAAAGCCAGATTTCTACCCAAGTCGGTTATGTACTTAAACTAGGCCCTCTAGCCTATAAAGATACCGCAAAATTCCCAGATGGAGCATGGTGCGAAGAAAAGCAGTGGGTGATGTTTGCCCGTTATGCTGGTTCGCGCTTCCAGATTGATGGGGGAGAAGTCCGAATTCTTAATGACGACGAAATACTGTCGACCATTTTGGACCCTGAAGACATCCATAATTTAACATAAGGAGAGCACCATGTCGGATACAAACACCGTCGAGCTAGACATTGGCGATGCGGAAGAGACAGAAGTTGAAGTTGTCGAGGCCACCGAGGAGTCGGGTGATTCCGGTAAGTCGGATGACCAGTTCGATCAAGCTGAAACGTCTACTCAGAAGCGCATTAGCCGTCTTACTAAAAAGATGCGAGAAGCAGAACGCCGTGAGCAAGAAGCTATTAAGTACGCTCAAGCTGTTCAAGGCGAGTCTCAAAACCTAAAGAGCCGGATGTCTAACTTAGATACCAGCTATGTTGCTGAGTATACCAATCGGGTTAACACCCAGATATCTCAAGCGGAAGCCACGCTGACTCGCGCTATTGAGAGAGGTGATGGCGAGGCAACGGTAGCAGCGCAGCGAGAGCTTACCGGTTTAGCCATTCAACAAGACCGCGCATCGCAAGCTAAAATGCAGTCGGATAGGCAGCAGCAACAGCAAGCCGCCGCTCAACAGCACCAAGCTAGACAGCCCATGCCCGCACAACAGCCTAAACGTCCGGACGCTAAAGCCGAACAATGGGCGTTACGCAATAGCTGGTTTGGCTCAGACGAGGCGATGACGTATGCCGCTTTTGGCATACACAAGCGACTTGTTGAGGAAGAAGGGTTTGACCCCAGTGGCGAAGACTACTATACTGAATTGGATAGACGTGTTCTTGATAAGTTTGGTAACGGATCAAGCAGCCCCAACAGACGCCCCGCTCAGACAGTCATTGGAGCTTCCAGAACACCATCTGGGCGCAGTAATAGAAAGGTTCGACTCACCCCGAGCCAAGTCGCGATAGCGAAGAAATTGGGTGTGCCGCTTGAAGAATATGCGAAATACGTGAAGGAGTAACAGAATATGACAGAACAACAGAATACAGGTAGTTCCGCCGTGAACCGTACTTCCCGCGCTAACCAAACCCGGGAGAAAAAGGCGATCCGTAAGCCTTGGGCTCCACCGTCTATGCTAGATGCACCACCTGCCCCTGAAGGTTTTAAGCATCGTTGGATTCGCGCCGAAACGCGTGGTTTTGATGATACTAAGAACGTCAGTGCTAAATTAAGGGAAGGTTATGAACTTGTCCGTAGGGACGAGTACCCAGACTTTGAATCCCCAACTGTAGAATCAGGTAAATATCAAGGTGTGTTTGGAGTTGGCGGATTGCTACTCGCTCGGATTCCGGACGAAACTGTTGCCGAAAGAACGAACTACTTCCGAGGACGTAGTAAGGACCAGATGGACGCGGTGGACCACGACATGATGAGAGAGAATGCACATTCATCGATGACGATTAGTAAACCTGACCGTCAAACTCGTGTAACTTTCGGCGGCCCACAAAAATAGTACGGGCTGCCCCTTTAGGAGATAATAACCATGGCAAACTCAAATACTGCCTACGGTCTTCGTCCTATCGGGCTAGTTGGTAGCGGTGTCAATTCTACTGGTGTAACCCAGTATGAGATCGCTTCTAACAATACCAATGCGATTTATCAGTATTCGCTTTGTGTTCCTACTTCGGCAGGAACCATTGATCAAGCTGGTAGCACTGCAGGCGGCACAACGCCTGCACTTGGTGTCCTGATGGGCGTAGAATATGTTGACTCGGTTTCTAAGAAACCAATCTGGATAAATTACTGGCCCGGTTCCGGCTCTGTAAGCGTGGATACTAATCATCCTGTAAAAGCTTTCGTTGCTGACAATCCAAATCAGTTATTTAAAGTAGCGTCTGACGCATCACTGACTGACCGTGCTACAGCACTAACAGCCGTGTTCGCCAACGCATCCTTGGGAACTTCCGCACGTACAGGTAGTACGGACGTAGGTAACTCAAATTCCGCTTTGGGCGTCTCTACAATTGCAACTACGGCTACTTTGCCGTTGCGTATTGTTGGCATTCAGGACGACGCAGGTAACAGCGACTTCGCAGCCGCCGGTATCCCGCTGATCGTTCGTATTAACGCTCATTTTAACGCTAACACAAGCCGTTTCGATTCGCAGACTACTGCGACCACGACGGGCCTATAGGAGGGTTAGATCATGGCTATTTCTCGCGCACAACTAGCGAAAGAGCTTGAACCCGGCCTAAACGCCTTGTTCGGACTTGAATATAATCGCTACGAGAATGAGCATGCTGAAATCTTTGAAGAAGAGTCTTCGGACCGAGCCTTTGAAGAAGAAGTAATGCTAGGTGGTTTCTCCACCGCACCTGTTAAAAATGAAGGCCAAGCCATCAGT